AGAATTGATGGTAACAGGGGAAAACTCTGGAACCTGGGGCGATAAAACAAATACAAACTGGAATGTAATTCAACAATCTGTCGTTGGTGTTCAATCTATATCTATTGCAGGAGCTGCAGCAACAACAGCTTTAGTTATGTCAAATGCTGCTCTTTCTAATGCAAGAAACATGACACTTATTTTTACAGGTCTAATGACTGGAAACCAAATAGTTACTATTCCAGATGGGATTTCAAAATATTATTTATTATACAATAACACGACAGGTTCATTTACTGTCACATTTAAAACAGTTTCAGGAACTGGTATTACTTTAACACAAAGTAAATATTGTCTTGCATATTCAGATGGTACAAATATGTATCAAGTAGATCATGCAAATTTATCAGGACAAATTGGAACAGCGCAAATTACAAACAATGCTATTACATCAGCTTTATTAGACACTGCTGCAGTTACTACTGCAAAAGTTTCAGCAAATGCAATTACAACTGCTTTATTAGATACAGCAGCAGTTACATCTGTAAAAATTGCATCAGCAGCTGTAGGACCAACTCAATTAGCTAACACATCTGTTACAGCAGGTTCATATACAGTTGCATCAATTACAGTTGATGCTCAAGGTAGAATTACATCTGCATCTTCAGGATCAGCAGGGGGAGGATCTTTAACAATTACTCGTGTTACACGTGGTCCTGCAAGTGGAACACATACTGCATCACCTGTAGCAAATAATATGAGTGCTTATTTAGTAGGTGGAGGTGGAGGTGGTGGAAGGGCAAATCAGGATAGTTATTCTGGAGCCACTGGTGGTAAAGGTGGATTTGGATATTTTAATGTTCCTATAGCACAACCTTTTTCTCAACCTTTTTCAGTAGGTGGAGGTGGAAATGGATCTAATTCTTATGCTGGTACAGGAGGAACAGGTGGAGCTACCAATATTGCAAACATAGGTACATCTAATGGAGCAAGTGGAGGTCCAGGTTCTTATCAAGGAAATAACCCATCTCCAGGTGCACCTGGAAATTCTCCTGGTGCAACTTATGGTTACTCTAGTGCTAATGCAAATAATATAACAGTTCAACTTTACGCAGATGCTGGTAATGGTGGAGGAGGGGCTGATTCTAATTTTGGTGGACAAGCTGGTTCACCTGGTCTTATAATGGTATATGAAAACGTAGGTTAAACTTATGGCATATTTTATATTTGCAACCAATCAACCTAATACAGCTGGAACTATTTATAGAATAGCAAGTAATGATTTTGATTTAAATAATTTAAACATAAATAAATTATTATATAATATAATTACAGATACAGATGCTAATTTTGAAGATGTTCAATTAAGTAAAAAATATATTGTTTCTTATAGTTCAACTAATACAATTAATTATGAACAAACTCCATTGGGTAATATTTTTTATAAAAATTTAGATCAATTAAAAATTTATATTGAAAATTATTCTAATTTAATTGATTATTTTATAAATAATAATCCATCTAATCCTTTATTGTCTACTTGGGTTTCTTATAAGACACAACTATTAAATACAGACATTAAAACAATAATTTATCCAATGACTGTAAGTTTAGAAGAATATTATAAAAATAATAATTTACCTTTTTTAAATCCTTTACAATTACCTTAAAAATAGTTATAAACATTTTATAATGTTTAATAAAGAAATAGAATTTAGTGCGCATGAAGATTATTTTGCACAAAAAGAAGATTATCCTGTTCCAATTAAATTAAATATACCAGAATGGTATAAAAAATTAGAACACACTTTAGAAAATAAAACTATAAAAGGATGTATGCCTTTTTTAGATACACTTACCTCTGGTTATTTATTAAAAATGCCACAAGATTTTAATATAAAACATAATGTAGATAATAAAGATGATAAAGGAAATCCAATAAAAGATTCTTTCCAAACATTTGCATTACACGACCAAAGTGGATTTTTGTATGCAAAAAGTATTAATTTAAATTTTAAAATAGATAAACACCCTATTGGACAAGTTGAAGGATCTCCTTTTATAGAAAAAAATAAAAATTTACCTTTTTATAAAATAATTAATCCTTGGAAAATAAAAACTCCCAAAGGATATTCTTGTCTTTTTGTTCCTCCTTTAAATAATTCTGATGATCGTTTTTCTATAATTCCAGGAATTGTAGATACAGATACTTTTCCAAATGAAGTTAATTTTCCTATAATTATTAATGGAGATAAATACCCTATTTTAGAAACAATAATTGAAAAAGGAACTCCTTATGTGCAAATTATTCCATTCAAAAAAGATTCATGGAAAATGTCTATAAAACCACGTAAACAAAAAGAAATTCAAAATAGTTATTTTTCTTATAAACTTAAATTAATAAATTTATATAGAGAAAAATATTGGAATAAAAAAACATGGAAATAAAAAATTTTATTAAAATATATGATGAAGCATTGCCTTGGAATGTTTTATCTAATCTAATTCGTTTTGCAAATAATAATAAATTTCAAGAAACGTTAGTAGGTGGAAATAAAGAAATTAATTTTAATATAAGACGAACCTATACTTTACCTTTATCAAATTTAAATAAATATTTAACCAATGTACATTGGTTTAATTTATTACATTATTTTTTTAAAATAAATTTAGATAAATATCCCAAAGATACAAACATAGTGGATTACAGTTATAAAAATATATTTGATATTGAAATATTAAAATATGAAAATACAGGTTTTTATACTTGGCATGTAGATCATTTTGCTGAAATACCAAGAACTATGAGTTGTATTTTATTGTTAAATAATGATTATGAAGGTGGAAATCTTTGTTTTAGAAATCCAGATGGGTCAGGAGAATGGGAAGTAGAAGTTAAACCAAATAGAATGATAATTTGGCCAAGTAATTTTTTATATCCACATACGGTTAAACCAGTAACGAAAGGAACAAGGTATTCAGTAGTAGCATGGGCAATTTAAATTATAAAATAATAAATAATTTTTTAGAAAAAAATTTATTTAATAAACTACAAGAAATTTTATTTTCGGAAGATATTAATTGGTATTTTAAAAAAAATATGACAAACAATGATAATTATTTTTTTGCTCATTGTTTTTATAATAATCATATTCCTATGTCTCCTTTTTATAATGAATATATAATACCTATATTTAAAAAATTAAATGCAAAATCTCTTATTGAAATTAAAGCAAATTTAATGTTAAAAAAAGAAAATGTTTTTAAATCAAATTTTCACACAGATAGAGATTTTAAATGTAATACAGCTATATTATATATAAATACATGCAATGGATATACTTTACTTGATGATGTTAAAAATATTAAAATAAATTGCGAAGAAAATAAAATGTTGATATTTGATTCTCAAATAAATCATTCTGCAATTAGTCAGACAGATGTAGATAGAAGAATAGTAATTAACTTTAATTATTTTTAACATGAATTTTTTAAATAAAGAACAAAAAAGAATTTTAATAATAGATGATTTTTTACCTAAATTAAATCATTATCTAAAAGAAATACAAAAAATACCTACATATATTTTAGATGAATATAATAAAAAATTTAATAAAAAAGAACAATGGCCAGGCAAAAGAAGTGATGATTTAACAATATCTAGTCCTTTTTTATTTTTTTTAATTTTACAAAATTTAGAAAAAATTAATTTTTTAAAAAAATTTTCATTATCTATGCATTTACATTTAAGGAGAGATGAAGATTTCCATAAAGATTGGATACATAAAGATATTTCAGATTTTGCTTTTTTAATTTATTTAAATAACAATAATTTAAATTCTGGAACTTATATTTATAATGATAAAGACGAAATTGTGGCAGATATTAAATATGTTCAAAATAGATTTGTTATATATAATGGTAAATATTCTCATAAAGGCTATGGTTATTTTGGAAATAATGAAGAAAATGGAAGATTAACAATTAATGGATTTATAAATACTTATGATAATTAAAAAAGATTTTAAATATAAATTAATTAAAAATTTTTTAACAAAAGAAGAAGTTATATTATTAAAAGATTATTGTAAGATAAAACATAGAATTAATTTTCACTCTTTTGATTTTAATCAAAATAATAATGGAGATACTTTTTTTTATGGGGATCCATTAATGGAATCTTTAATGATAAATAAATTAAGTTTAATGCAAAAAGAAACTGGTTTAGAATTATTACCTACATATGCTTTTTGGAGAATGTATACTTTAAATGCAGATTTAAAAAAACATAAAGACAGACCTGCTTGTGAAATAAGTGTAACTGTTATGATTGATTCTGATGGAACTAAATGGCCAATCTATATGGAAGGTACAGAATTAAATTTAGAGCCAGGAGATGCTGCTGTATATTTGGGTTGTGAAGTAGAACATTGGCGAGAAGAATTTAAAGGAGATTGGCATGCACAAACATTTTTGCATTATGTAGATAAAAATGGTATTTATAAAGAATGGGAAAAAGATAAAAGATTAATTTATGGACAACAGAAATGATATTTAAACAATATAAAAATGGATCTTGTGATATAGAATTTTCTTTAAAAGAAAGATGGATTGTTTTAAAAAAAGGAAAAATTCATTTATCAGATGAAGCTTTAAGACATTTTGGAAATCATTTAGTTAAAATGGTTTCAGAATGGAATATGAATTTTAATGAAGATATAAAAAATAAAATTACAGAAAATAATACTAAAATAAAAATTAAATGAAAATACTTCATATCCTGTTTTTCATGACCCAAGACCTGGAAAAATAATGATTCAGTTGCCAAAAGAACTAATAAATAATAACATTAAAAAGATATGATTATGTTTTACATCTGGCACACGCTACTCGTTTTATTATTTATAGCTTTTGCATTTTTTATGGGGTATAAACTAGGCAAAAGTAAGCAAGAGAATAAGCAGGAAAAAGGCTCTTGTCCCTTCTTTAATAATGATAACTTTTCATAGTAATTAACAAAAAGATGGGTATAATGACACTTTATGCCTTTACAAAAGATACAATTAAAGCCAGGTATTAATAAACAAACAACACCTACCGGTGCCGAAGGGCAATGGATAGATTGTGATAATGTTCGTTTTCGTTATGGTCAACCTGAAAAAATAGGTGGCTGGCAAGAATTAACCCCTTATTATTTGGCAGGACCTGTTAGAGCACAACTAACTTGGAATGCTTTAAATGGTAAAAAATATGCAGCTTTAGGAACATCTAAAGTTTTAGTTATTTATTTTGACGGAAAATTTTACGATATAACTCCATTAGATACATCAAGACAAACAACTGGTTGTACTTTTACAACTGTAAATACTTCAAGAACTGTAACTGTAAACGCTGCAGGTCATGGACTATCACTTGGTGAATATATTATATTTACTTCTGTAACAGCTCCTGTTGGATCAGGATATACCGCAGCAGACTTTACTACAAACCCATTTGAAGTTCTTACTGCAACAACTAATACATTTACTATTAAAATGGCAACCGCAGCTACTGGAAATAGTACAGCATCTGGTTCTGCAACTGAAACACCTTATTATATTGTAGGTCCTGTTAATCAAACAGGGGCTTATGGTTGGGGAGCTGGAACTTGGGGATATAGTAACTGGGGAACTGAAAGAGATGTAACTAATATTGTTCTTTCTGCAGGAAGCTGGTCATTAGATAATTTTGGACAAATTTTAATTGCAACTATTAAAAATGGAAAAACATTTACATGGAATCCAGGAGCTTCAACACCACTTGCAAATAGAGCAACAGTTATGGCAGGTTGCCCTACATCTTCTATTTTAACATTAACATCAGACAGAGATAGACACGTATTTGCATTTGGAACGGAAACTACTATTGGAAATACTGCAACATTTGATCCTATGTATATTAGGTGGTCTAATACGGAAGACTATAATGATTGGAATCCAACTGTTACAAATAGTGCTGGTACTTTTAGATTAGATACTGGAAATACTATTATTGGAGCTATTCAAGGTAAAGATTATATTTTAGTTTTAACGGATGCTGCGGCCTATACCATTCAATTTGTAGGACCTCCGTTTGTATTTTCAGTTAGACAAGTGGGTACAAATTGTGGAGCTTTAGGTCAACATTCTATGGCTTATGTTCAAGGAGCTGTGTGGTGGATGGGATATGGTGGAGGATTCTTTGCATTTGATGGAACAGTTAAACAAGTTCCAAGTTTAGTTCAAGATTGGGTATTTACAACAGATGGAAGTGATGGTGAAAACCCTGGCATTAATTATGGCGCAAGTGATTTAGTTTATGCATATCACAATTCATTATATAATGAAGTAGCTTGGTTTTATCCAACAGCTACTTCAGATCAAGTAAATGCAAGAGTTGTTTATAACTTTCTTGAAGATACATGGGCAGTGGGATCTTTAGCTAGAACAACTTACGAAGATGCATTAACCTTTGATAAACCATATGCAACTCAATATACAAAAGATGCAACACCAACTTTTCCTACAATTAATGGTGTTACAAACCAGGCCGGAGCATCGAGATACTGGGAACACGAAACTGGTTACAATCAAGTAGATTTTTATGGAGTTGAAACAGCAATTACTTCTTATCTTATGTCAGGAGATTATGACATATCTGAACAAGGTTTAGGTGGTGATGGACAATTAATTATGAGAGTTAGACGTTTTGTACCTGACTTTAAAAACTTAGTAGGTAATGCTGTAATTACATTATATTTTAGAGATTACCCAGCTAATGCAGATTCTACACCTTCAACAACACCACCAGAAATTACTGGTCCCTTTACAATTACCTCTTCAACGACTAAAGTAGACACAAGAGTTAGAGGAAGACAAGTTAGTTTAAAAATTGAAAATACAGGTCTAGATCAAAACTGGAGATATGGAACTTTGAGATTAGACATTGAAGCAGGAGGAAGAAGATAATGGCAAAAATAACGGCATATGTACCAGAACCATCGGAAGAATATAGTGTACAAAATCA